ACAAAAGAAGATGTTGCCGTCGCTCTCGGTGAAAAGAAGGGAGTCAATCACATTCCTTCACCCCATTCCCTTTCCGCACTGCTGTGCAAGTCCCATTCGGTGATTACCGTTGGCAAACGCAAGGTTGAGAATATCCTCGGCCATCGTTCATCTCACGCACTTTACGATTTGGACCGTGAAGTAGTATTATCGAAAGACGAAATCAAGTTCATCCGTGAACCTTCGACCATGACTCCATCGGAGCGCAGGCAAGCCATGAAATGTGTGGCTTGTGGTCGAACTCGCATCTTTCCTCCGAACTCCGAGGAATGTTTGCATTGTGGTCGAATATCCGTTTAGTCGGACCACCACAACCTTTATAAGCCCAGCCGTCTATGTATATTTAGAGGCAGGGAGATGCGAGCAAAGACAGTACCACATGTTGAATACGAGATTTTGAAAGAGGTGTTAAACAACATACCTCTCGATGAAGTCGAGGCTAACATGGTGAACTGTCCGGTGACTGAAAAGCGTTTCACAACAGCGGCCAAGAATGTCGCTGTTTTGATTCGCAACCTTATGAACCGACGCCAGCATCGCCTGCCCCACACACACAATGATTACAAACAAAAGGAGGAATGAAACACATGACAGAAACACAAACAGAAACACCGCTACACGCCTTTTCCGGCCAACGCTCGGAAGCCGCTTTTATCTGCGGCGAATGCTTCACAACAATGGTCTGCGATGAAGGGGAGCATTGGTTTCACCGTTCTTGCGCCCATTCCAAACTTGGACAATTTACTCCAATCATCAATTGGAGGAACACAAGGGATTGGCTCGATGCGGTCGTTAATCACTACGACCTCGGCGACTGTACCTTGAAAGACGAAGTGATACTGCTTTCCCAACTTTTGACGAACGAAATTAGAACGCATAACGGATTACAGAAAGTGCTTGATAGTCAAACTGAGCATTCGGGTTCTTCTGTTCTCACAGCACTACCGCAAAATGTATTGAGGTTCGACCGACTTTTGTTGCTCGCAGAATCGTCGCACCAAAAAATCAAGACGCTGGAAGGCGCAATCAAGTTCGGGGTGAGCCAATGAGTGTCACACGAAGTCCATTCAAGGTCGGCGAGAAGTTGACCGTCGCCCAAATCAAGGAGTGTGCTGGTCGCACCGCTGTGCCATCCAAGACCGGTGGTTTCATCGTCACCGCAGTTGTGCAAACAGCATACAAGTCCGGTGGGTACCTGTTCAACGCCGAGTCCGTGAGGGCTGTCAATGGTCGCAAGGTCGAAGTCGCTTGGCACCTCATACACCCACGCCGCCGAGCCAAGAACGGCAACCAAATGGTTTCAAGGAAACAATACTTCTCGGCCTTCCGTGTCATTGTACCACAGGCAGAAGAGAAGCCTTATATGCCTCGCAGTGAAAGGGAACATGAAGCCCCCGTATCTAAGACGCAACCGGCTGGAACTCGTAAATACAAGGGTATCGTACTCGCAGACTTTTTGGAGGAATGAACATGAACATAACAGTAAAAATTGACCTTGACATTGACCTTGACATTGACATTGATGAACTAATGGATAACACCTTGCGTGACATAATTAAGAATGAGATTGAATCATGCTACATGGAAGACATTCTTGACTGCATTGAGGTGAGCGAATGAGTTATTACACTATGATGGACCTCGCTCTTTTCGTTGCTAACGATGTTTGGAAGTACGACCGTGATACTGTCGAACACATGTGTGATGAAAGTTCGTGCAAAGTAGTCATTGACTTCTTTGAAGCACACGAGGACAATTTCGCTTCCGACTGTTCCATGCAAATCAAATTCGCCGAACAATTTCAAGCACTTTTGGGGGCGGAAGAATGAGCGCAACATTAAGTGATGCGTTGGGACTCGCCGCTGTTGTTGCGGCGCAGATAGGCAAGCGCATCCAATCCTCTCGACCGCTCATTGAGGAGTTGTGTGACGATTATGGCGTCGATACTGTCGTTTCATTCCTCGTGCATTGTGAACGGATTAACGGTTGGGACTGTTCCACGCAAATTGAATGGGCCAACAAAAGACGACCAAATAACTTCTCCGCTCAAGTCACCAAAGTGCTTGAGGATTTGAAGTACCTCGGTCGCCTCGATTACAATACTTTTAAGAGTGTACTTTTCCCGCAGGCTACGGAAGACTACCTTGACGAGAAGTGGCTTTTGTGGAACAAGGACAGGCTCGGATTCCTGTACTCGTGTTCTTCCGACAAGATACTGTTGCTTTGTGACTACATCGAAATCTGCAAGCATGGGGGGTGCGGTCAATGATGCCGGAGATTCACTACAACACCTACACACAGGAAATCAAGCATCCTAAACCGTGGCAACTCGATGAATACGGTGAGCCGAATGTCAACGACTTTATCATCAGCGACCCTTGCTACTACATCAAGGACTCCGAATGGGGCGACTTCTGTGAGGTGTGGAACGCCGCCACCGAAGGTCAAGGCTACGGCTCCAACATTGTCAAGTGGAAAGGCTTCGACCTCGTTATCCAATCGACGGGTGGCGACGGCTCATGGTCGTACAGCGGCTTGGAGCAGAAATTTTGGCATCGTGCTGGTACATCTCACTGTGCCGACACAGCATCCATTTGTTGCATCCCCTTTGCTCTTTGCGACACCGACCCCATGAAGAATTACAAGGGCAACGGTATCATCGGTCACACTGACTACGGCATGGAAGACTACCCCGAAATCACTTGCGAGGGTGACTACACAGGAGTCGGTGAACCATTTGCTATTGACGGAAAAATACAGGATGGCTACACTCATTGTTGTGGTCAATATGTTGACGACGACCAATTTGAGTGGTGTGACAATGGTTCGTGCGAAGGCTGTTGGTCTTGCTTTGAATGCGACTGTGGGGATGATGAGTGATGGCTGGAAAGGTAGTCAAGTTCTTTTTCAAGAGCGTACTGTCCTCTAAGGGACTCATGCTTTGTCCGCTATGCGACGACGCTGTTATCGCAAAAGACGGTGAGCGAGCCTGCTACCACTGCACACTCGACGCATCTTGGGAAGTGGAAGTATGACCCGCTACAAGATTCTTGGACGCTGGACCGCTTGCTATCACTGCGGTAGGACTTATGAGTCGGGCCTACTTGGTCGTACAAAATGTCCTCACTGTGTCAAGTGTAAAACGCCCAACAAGTGCTTCCCTCAATTTGAGGCTAAACATCACTGCAAATTGTGCGCCGCACAGAAAGTGATTTACGATTTAACGGGGGAAGAAGAATGATTGACACAGACAAATACGAAGGAAGCGAAGGCCGATACTTCACAGGTAAGATGGTTGATAACTACATGAACCTACAAGCAGAAGTCCAGCGGTTGCGTGAAGGTATCAAAGAGTTATCCGAAGATTGGCTACGATGGGATGAAAGAGGAATAAAGATGGCTAAAACACTAATGGAGTTGATTGAATGACCGTTTGGGCTACTCACCACCGACCAACAAGTCTTACGGGAATAGTAGGACAAGACCAACTCGTCGCTGAACTACATCAAGTGGTTGTCGGGGAAATGCCGATGCAACACTACATCTTCTTCTCGCCAATGGCCGGTACAGGAAAGACCTCAATGGCTATCGCTCTCGCAAAGGACTTAGGTTGGCAAATCGTGACCTTCAACGCATCTTCCAAGAGAACGAGAGGCATAGAGTTCATTGAAGAAGTTCTTATCCCAATGACCCGAAGTGGTGTTAAGGAAAGAATCTTTTTGCTCGACGAAGCAGATGAATTAACGGACAACGCACAGTCTGCTCTCAAAGGCGTTATTGAAAACGCTAACGGTTATTTCATTCTCACCTGCAACCGTCTTCCGAAGGTTTCACGCTGGCTACAAAGCCGATGCCAAGTGCGTACTTTTAGCCCAATACCAAATGAGGATATGGTTCAACAATTGACTAAAATTGCTGTTCAACACGCTCCCGATATTTCCAAGACTGCTGTCGAAGTTATCGCAAAAGGTCACGAAGGTGACTTGCGAAATGCGATTGGAGCATTACAGACCTACTGTGGTATGACAGGCAGAAACGCCGAAGCATTCCTTGACAGCCTCACTGCGCCCCACATCGACTTCTCTAAAATGTTGATAGTATGTTTTCGGGAAAAGAATCTTGAAACAGCAGTCAAGATGTTGAAGGGTGATGTTCGGTACCAAATACGAGCGTGTTTCCAATACGCTGTCGAATCACCGGCAAAAGCACAGTCCAAGATGAAAGTCATTGAAGCGGCAATCACTGCCGAGCGTGACATAATCAACGGTGTGGATGAAGAGGTAGTGCGCTACAACTTCGTTCGTATGTTGGTCGGAGGGAGCCAATAACAACCTTTATATCCCCACAACATGACGACAAAATACAGGAGAAATCTACATGGTAGCATACGAACAAATGATTGAAAAAGTGGCAACGCAAGTCGGAACTGACCCCAAGACGCTATCGGCGAAAGCCGATGCAATCCTCGCCCAAGAAGGCGCAGGTTGGGAAGCATCCGGTAAGAACGAAGAACAACGCAAGACTCTTGCCCTACGAGTAGCGGCACGACAATTGGTGGCTGAAAAGGCAAAATTGACCCGCAGTGGCGCAACGATGTACGAAGGTATGTTCGTCAATGTCCCTCGTGAAAAGGATTGGGCTAAGATGGCCTACAACAAGATGAGCAAGACTCTCAAGTCGATGCCGGACATGGCACAACGCCTCGCTCTTGTTGGTCAAGGTGCGCTCATCATCTATGAGAACAACCACGACGGAACCTACACCCGTCACGCCAACCCTTCCTTGCTGAACCAGCAAGACTTCACCGAAGGTACTCGCTCGGATGAAATCAAAGAGATTCCACCACGACATATTGCTCTTGATGCGAACACCTCGTTCTCACTCATTTGGGACAAAGCGACAACTCACTTCGCAAACGGCAAGCCGAACTTCAAGTACGGCTCCGCTCGCCCACTTGAAGAACCCGACCGCTCGTGTCTGTTCTTGGGTCGCAAGGCTGGCTCCAACGACACCCCAACACTGCATTCCTTCCGATACAACGGGAACTTGGCAAAGCAGTCTTGGCCTACCTTCGTCACCGGTACCATCGGTATGAAGCCTGCCAACCGTGAAGGTATGGCATACGGTACAAAGGTCACTGCCTTCACCGCTGATGCTGAACTCTCTTCCATCTTCGCCGCACCACCTCTCATGGTTGACGAAAACGGTGCAAGTGGACTTATCGCTGATTGGCTCGGTTATACTCTCATGCCTTCTCTCGACAAGTGTCACGAACACTACGCAACCCTTGACGACAAGGAAAAGTGGGACACCACCTACGGTACTGTTGTCGAAGTGGTTCACATCGACCCTCGTGAAAACGGTGGATTCATCGTGACCGTGGCTGACTCCGATATTATGTCGGAAACCCCACCAATCGAAGTCTATGTCGGCGCATCCGAGGAAACCTCGGTTGACTTCGGCGTTGGTTCGGAACTCGTTGTTGTTGGCTCCCCGTGGGTCACTCGTGACGGCGAGGCTCGCTTTATGACCTCCGGCTGGTGGTGCATGAACCGCATCGCACCTCTCGCTGACACTGACGATGGCGAAGACGGCTGGGATTGAGTCGCAAATAACTTTGGGGGTAAAGTAAATGTCGAATGTAGTCATGGGTGAAGAGGCGAAAGCCGCTTTCTTGGAGGCCATCAACCTTGTCGCTGATGCCGTTGAAGGTACGCTGGGACCGCAGGCGAGAACTGTTCTCGTCACGCATCCCGAACGACCACCAACGGTGTTGAACGACGGCGTGAAGATTGTTTCCTCCGTACAGTCCGAAAAGCCTGCTGTGCAAGCCGCAGTGCAACTGTTCCGACAGGCCGCACTTGAGGCTCAACAGGCTTCCGGTGACGGTACTACAACGGCAACACTACTTGCTCGTGCAATCTGCAACGCATACGCCGACCATCCCAACAAAGTCCGAGCCGCTCAAGAAATCGCTGAACTGACCGACGAAACCGTCGCATACATCGAACGACAAAGTGATGAGATTGATTTTGATGCACTCACTGACGATGATGATTGGGAAAAGTTAGAACAGCGGCTAAAGTTCGTGGCTTCTGTCGCCGCTAACAACGACGAATATCTTGGCGAACTCGTTGCTGAAATCTTCACGGAACTCGGTCCCGACGCTCTCGTCAATCTCAAGGTCGGCTCTCTTGACCATACGATTTGGTCGAAAGCCCTCGGAACAAGTGTTCCCACAACATTCGTTTCTCCGATGTTCTGTAATACGAACAGGCGTACCGTCGAATACCACGACCCGTTGTTCCTTTTGACACAAACCGTGATTGAGGAATTTGAAGATTTGATGCCTGCGCTTGAGATTGCGGTTGAGAACAACCGACCGCTCATCGTTATATGTCAAGACATTAAGGGTGTTGCTCTATCGAACCTCATCGCCAATCATGTTGGTGGTGTTGTCAAGGCTTGTGCCATCAAGGTACCATACGCTGGTCCGGTGACTTGGTTTGAAGACATTATAGCCCTTGTCGGTGGCAAGATATTCTTCGACGCAGAAGGGCATACGGTTGCCGATGTTGTTGCCGGTAAAGGAATGCTCGGAACTGCTGACACAATTAGAATTAACGAAACAGAAACAGTTCTTATTGCTGGCTCTTCGGCTGTAAATACGCTGAACGACCACATCGCAGGTTTGCGAAAACAGGCGGAAGCGGCTGACCATTCTTTTGTAAAGGAAAAACTACTCACTCGTATTGCTCGTTTGGATTCAAAGATTGCTAACATTCACATCGGAGGATTCAGCGAGGCTGAAATCCGTGAAACGAGGGAAAGGGTTGACGATGCTGTCAACGCTACCCGACTCGCCATGAAGGGTGGCACCGTTCACGGTGCTGGCGTGACTCTCGCACGACGCACTTCCGTCACCGAGCGACCGGAAAGTCCACGCAACGAGCGGTGGGAGAAGGTTCTCCTTGAACCGGTTCGTGTGTTGACCAAGAACGCTGGTAGTGAGCAATCGCTCGCAGATATTAGGAAGTTATTCCAACAAAGGCACTACTACAAGAACTTGCACACGGCGGAGTTCTACATCGAAACACAAGACACTGTTAATGTGTACGACGCTACTCTCGTGCTTGTCAACTCACTCAAAGCCGCCGCATCAATTGCTCGGCTCATGCTACTCACCGACCGAATCGTTTTGGTGGGCGAACAATAGGCGAAGCCAACCTTTATATGGCTACAACAGGAGGAAATAATATGTCTTGGGGAACTAAAACAACAGAAGCGACCGTCACAAAAACGGGATTTGACAAGGACTACTACCGTGGTCTTTTTGAGAACAACACGGCACAATCGGTGCCTGTACGCATGGCACTAATCGGCAAGGAGAACTGTGCCAAAACCGGTACAGCCATCAGTATTTGCCGACAGGTGAAGCCGAAGGGTCACATCTATGTGTTCGATGTTGACAACTCGGCAAAGGCTACCATCGACTCCGCATACGCAGGTGATGATGAAATCACAGTCCTTCCACTTCTTGACGAGCGTGACGACAGCATCTTCAACGACGATGCTACCGTCAACTACGCTAACTTGATTGACAAGGTAAATTACTTCGTCAACATTGTTGCCGACAAGTCAAAGGAAGGAGAAGATATTGCCGGAATTGTATTCGACGGTGGTTCGACTTTCTTGAAATGGTGCGAGTTCGCCATGACTGATGTTCTGCTCCGAAAGGGTGTTATCAAGGAAGAAGGTGACTCCTTCAACCAAAAGGAATGGCGCACCCGCAACCAATTGTTCCGCCAAGTTATGACTCGACTTCACGGTCTTGCTGTGCCTTGTGTGTTCTTCACCTTCCATCTCAAAGATGTTTCCAACTATGTTGACAACGGCTCCGGTGGCAAAGTGCTAATGAAGGTCGGCGAGCGACCGGAATGGGACAAGGGTACCATGCGCTTGTTCTCCCAACAAATCTTCTTGTCCCGCTACATGAAGCGGGCCGATACCGCCGCTGGTGTTAAGGCCGACCCCACACTCAAGAACGACGACGATTGGATTGTCAAGGCTACCTTTGAGGAAATCAAAGGTAAGCACATGGAACACATCGGGCAGACCCACACCATCCTCGAAATTATCAAGGGTAAAGTAAAATGGTTTGGACTGCCAATGCTAACATGGAGTGAGTGAAATGGAAGCAGAATTAAATGAAATACTAAACCAAGCCCTCCAATGTTTCAAATCCGTTCAACGGCGCATTGAGGCCATCGAAACCCGCCTTGCTGATTTGGAGTTCACGCTCGATGAACTTCCCGAAGTGAGCAACATTGTCGCCGCAGTCAAAGAACTTCAAGACGAGCATGAAGCACCGGCCATGAAGTTCACACACTACATCTTGGGGGTCAAGCGATGAGTTCCTCCGTTGAAATCACCAACGCCGA